GTCATATTTCCGGCCTAAGAAACACTTTAAACTATTACACGTATTTAAGTGAGCACTATGCGTATTCCTCTTCTTATGGCAATAAAAACACACAAGAAATTAATCTAGTGAGTATTCCTTCTATCTTTTTTGACAGTGGAATAAAGCCTGGCTCTGTAAACTTACAGTTTTTTATATCTGGAGCCATGGTCGCTCAATTGACAGACAGAAACAAGAATGGGGAATTAATACAGACTGCTGGAGATACATACGCACAGACGAACGGCTCTAACTCTGTGGCCGGCGTTGTGTTATATAATGAGGGGTTTGTTGTACTAACCGGAAGTTGGGACTTAACACCAGCCACATACAATTTCACCTATGCGACAAGAAAAGCTCAATGGTGTGATTTTGCAGCTGGCGCCAATGATAGCGGTGACAATAATTTAGCGCCATCAGCTAGCTTTAGAATGGAGTTTAGGGGCACAAACGAAGTTACAACCACAGACATGTATATGACAGCGCCAAAGGGAATGCTCAACCACTCAAGCAACCCTACATACAAACTATATCAAAGCGCTTCTTCTGAAGGCTTGTTTAATTTCGGCAGTTCATCTTATTCTGAAAATGGCGCAATCCCAATTAAGAATACCATAAGCAGTTCAATATGTAATTATTCTTCTTCCTTTAAAAAGCAGACATTTATTAGTACAATAGGTATATTCGATGATCAAAGAAAATTAATTGGCACCGTAAAACTAGCAAAACCAGTTAAAAAGCTTGAAGATCTCGCATACACTTTTAAAGTAAAGTTAGACATATAAAATGATTTTAGGATTAGATGTATCCACAAGTATAACTGGAGCCACTGTTTTAGATAATGATGGCAATATAATATATAACGAAGCGTGGGATACTAGAAAATTTAAAAATTTCTTTGAGAAGGTAACACATGTTGAGAAAAATATTAAAGAGCTTTGTAGCAAATGTAATGGAATCGAGAGAGTATATATCGAACAATCTCTCCAATCTTTCAGATCTGGATTCTCTTCGGCTAAAACTTTGTCAACTCTTGCTCGTTTTAATGGGGTGGTGTCATGGCTGGTATATAGAATATTGCAGACTGAACCACAGTACATAGCAGCAATATCAGCCAGAAAAGCCTGCGGCATCACAGTTCCTCGCGGAACAAAAGCAAAGCAAGTTGTTATTGAGCATATACTCAAGAATGTACCACAAATTGAAATTGAATATACAAAGCACAATAATGTAAAGCCGCACTGCTACGATAAAGCCGATAGTTGGGTAGTGGCCATGGCCGGCCATATTAAAAGTTCTTGACTTTTGTTTTTGTTTCTGTTAGATTATCTCTATGGATTCTGAGAAGCTTGAAATATTAGAAGAGGTGTTAGGAAACTTTTATCGCTCAAACGATGAACACTTATTTGCATGCCCTTTTTGTAATCATCACAAAAAGAAGATGTCTGTGAACATTTCTAAAAACACTTATAAGTGTTGGGTTTGTGACTCTAGTGGTAGAAATATATTCTATCTGATTAAGAGGTTCGGAAAATACCACCACCGCAAAGCTTGGGGAAATTTCTTTGAAAAGGTTGACATCTCAGACTTTGATAACATTTTTCAACAAGAGGAAGCCTTCGAGCAAGAGCAAAGAATTTCCCTGCCACCAGAATATATTTGCCTCGCCAACAAAGATTTGCCCGCATCATCGCGAGAACCTTTAAAATATCTTAAAAAACGAGGCATAACAAGTTATGATATATTGAGGTGGAAAATTGGATATTGTGAGTCGGGCGAATACAAGAACAGAATTATTATACCCTCTTTTAATTTGGATGGACATTGCAACTATTTCATTGCTAGGACTTATAGACAGGATTGGCTAAAATATAAGAACCCTCCAGCTTCAAAAAACATTGTATTTAATGAATTGTGGGTTGATTGGGATAAGCCGGTTGTTTTGGTAGAAGGTACCTTCGATGCCATAAACGCGGATAATTCTATCCCTCTTTTGGGTTCAACCCTGAGTCCTTATTCTCGCCTGTTTAAGGCACTTCTAACGCATTCTAACGAGGTTTATATGGCTTTAGATCAAGATGCCGAGAAGAAGGCTCTAAGCATCGTTAACGTGCTCAATTCATACGGAGTGGATGTATATAAAATAAACACTTCTGGGTATGAAGATGTGGGAATTATGACAAAAGAAGAGTTTGAGGAAAGAAAGGCCGAGGCAGTTCTTTTTGATGAATCCACATTATTAATACAAAAAATAATGCAAATATAACTTGACAAATAAATTTTAGTTGTTATACTTGTGTGGAGTTGAATGTTGCCGTAAGGGATATTCAATTTGTACTTGCTTAAAAAGGAGAAAATTATGAGTACTGGAATTAGTAACTACCGAACGAGCGTTCTTGGCTGGAACGTTTTTGATGATATTTTTAATTCAATGCCAAACACCTGGGTGCAGCGCACCACCGAAGGTTATCCCGTCGCAGATATTTATCGAGATGATTCGGGAAACACGGTTATGGAATTTGCACTTGCTGGGTTTAAAAAAGAGAACTTGCATGTCGAAGTTTTGCCTGAAAAGATGGAGATTCACGTCTCTTCAGATTCGCACGGTGATGAGGAGACACCAAACTTTAAATCTCGCAGGATCGCACGTCGAGCCTTTCACAAGACCTATGTCAATTATGACAATAATTTAGATCTTAAAAGTGTGAAAGCGGAATTTAAAGATGGCCTCTTGAGATTGGAAGTGCCTCCGCGCCCGGAAGCAGAGCCTTTTAGAATTGGCATTAAGTGAGATAACATTGGTGGGTAGATTTTTTCTGCCCACCAATAAAAAAACTGTTGACAACACATGAAAGAATGTGTTATTATGTATATATGCATATTAAAGCGCGACCAATAAAAGTGACTCTCAAGATAGATCATTGACTGTTGAGCTAGCCAGCTTAAATTTGTAGACTCAAAAAGGAAAAATAATGAAAATAGCAGGATTTCACAGCAATCATGATGCGGCATATGCCATTTTAGAAAATGGCCGACCAGTCATCCATGCCGAGCTTGAAAGGTATATTCGCTTAAAAGAGCCCATGGGCGATGTATTTGATCTGATGATGGAGGATCTCCCTGAGTCTGAGTGGGCAGGCATAAAACACTTTGCTCATGTTTTTGAGCCGCCCAGCAAAAGACACTTCAGCGTCGCCTACAAAGAATCGATCAATAAGGTTTATGATTTAGTAGAAAGGAACGAAGGTCAATTTCATTGCCCGGGCCACCACCAGTCTCACGCCGCCAATGCTTTCTTTTCTAGCAATTTTAACGATGCATTGATTATTACGGTGGACGGCGGCGGCTTTGATGTGATGGCCGCCGATAAAGAATGCGTTCCCGGAACATTCACTGCCTGGCGGGGTGATAATTTAGACATTGCGCCAATAATGTATTTAAGGGACTCAACGACTGTTGAAAATAGCTTGAATATTGGGATGATGTGGTCTATGTGTACTGAGCAAATATTTGGGTTATCGAGAGGGTATCCAAAAGGAAACCAGTGCGGGTCAGTAATGGCCATGGCCTGCATGGGAGACCCTTCAAAACATTTTGATCTTTTTTACAATAATCGATTTTGTGGCGCTAAAAATTTTCCATGGGATAAGCTTAGGGGCTTGGCAAAAGAATCAGAACAAAATTGTTTTGATATTGCGGCCGCCCTGCAAAAGGCGACAGAGACTGTCTTCAAAGAAATTGTCGATAATATTCTTGAGCACACAACATCTAGAAATTTATGTCTAGCTGGTGGAGTTATTTTGAATTCTGTTATGACTGGAAAGATATTGACAGAGTGGTATGGCGATAGATTCGACAATGTTTATGTTTGTCCAGTTCCATATGATGCTGGCCTAGCTATAGGTTCGGCCCAGTGGGTATGGCATTCTGTTCTAAGAAATCCTAGAATTAAGTGGGATGATAATTTCACTCCTTATTTGGGGCACACATACAGTGAGGAGGTAATTTTAAATGCACTAAATTCTGAAAAAAATGTAAAATTTAAAAAAAGTAATGTTGATGAATTGATAAACCTTTTGGATGAGGGAATGATTGTGTCTGTCTTTTCCAAAGGTAGTGAGTCTGGCCGACGCGCTCTAGGCAATAGGAGTATATTGGCCGACCCACGAAGAAAAGAAATGAAAGACTTAATCAATGAAAAAGTCAAACACAGACAGTGGTATCGTCCTTTTGCACCTTCTATTTTGAGAGAAAGAGTAAAAGATTGGTTTGAAACAGACCATCAAAGCCCCTACATGTCGTTTGTTTTTAAAATAAAAGAAGATAAAAGAAAAGAAATACCCGCAGTTGTTCATTTTGACGGCTCTGCTCGTCTACAAACTGTTACAGAGAATGATAATGAGTGGTACTATAACTTCTTAAAAAAATGGGAAAGAAAATCTGGTGTCCCCGTCATTCTAAATACTAGCTTTAACGACAGGGAGCCCATTGTTGAGACGCCAGAAGACGCCATAAAATGCTTTTTAGGTACAGATATTGATTTTCTTTATTTTGTAGACTGTGGCTTGATGGTTGAAAAAAATAATATATAAGGATTTAATAGGATTAATATGAAGTTTGCACACATTGCAGATACGCACATCAAAAATTTAAAATACCACTTTGAATACAAAGAAGTGTTCGAACAGCTCTATAAAAAGCTGCGTAAAGAAAAGGTGGATTACATTATTCATTGCGGGGACATAGCTCACACAAAGACCCAACTCTCACCAGAGTTCTTTGATTTATGTTCCAGCTTTTTGGCCTCTTTGGCATCTATTGCCCCTACTTATGTAATTCTGGGGAATCATGATGGAAACCTTAAAAACAGCAGCAGGCAAGACGCTATTACGCCCGTAGTCGAGGCGCTAGATCACCCAGACCTGTATCTGCTGAAAGACAGCGGGGAGACCAAATTAGATGGAAATTATGTACTTAACGTTCTTAGTGTGTTTGACCGGGATAATTGGGTGGAACCTACCGATGATACAAAAATCAATGTTGCTCTGTACCATGGCGCTATTTGTAATAGTCGCACTGATTTGGGGTGGATTATGGAGCACGGGGAAGATGATATATCTATTTTTAAAGGACATCAGTTTGCCTTTTTGGGAGATATACACAAAACAAATCAAGTATTAGATCATGATGGTCGAATTCGTTATGCTGGTTCGACAATCCAGCAAAATCATGGCGAGACAAACGACAAAGGATTTTTGATTTGGGACATCAAAGACGCGGATAATTTTACATGCAAGCATCACGTACTTAAGAACCCAAAGCCGTTCATTACGATCGAGCTAACCCCGAAGGGTCGGATGCCAAATAAAATTGAAATCCCACCAGGCGCACGAGTTCGCTTGGTATCTAACAACAACTTGCCACTAAGTACTATGAAGAAGGCTGTTGAGGTGGCAAAACATCGCTTTAAGCCTGAAAGCATTACTTTCTTGAATAGGGCGTCTGGTGAGCGAGGCAATATTGATGAATACGCTGACGGCTTACAGAACGACAATCTCAGGGACGTAGCTGTACAAGAAGAACTAATAAGAGAATATATCAAGGACTTTCAGCCAGACGAAGAATTGGTTGAGAGGGTCTTAAAGCTTAATTCAAAATACAATGCCGTTGTGGAGGAGAATGAAGAAGTTGGCAGAAATATTAACTGGAAGCTTGACAAAATTGAGTGGGACAATCTCTTTAACTATGGGGAGGGAAATGTAATTGATTTTCAGAAGATCTCTGGAATCGTTGGCATCTTCGGTAAAAACTTTTCTGGCAAATCTAGTGTTATTGATAGCATTTTGTTTGCTTTATTCAATTCTACTAGTAAAAACGAGCGGAAGAACCTCAACATCATCAACCAGAATAAAGAGTTCGGATCCGGAAAAGTGCACATCTCAGTTGGAGACAAAAAGTATACCATTGAAAGAAGAGCTGATAAATACATAAAGAAGCTTAAAGGGGAGCAGACACTAGAGGCCAAGACGGATTTAAATTTTGAGTGCCATGATATCGTTATGGATGAGATCAAGAGCGTTAATGGCACCACTCGTAGTGAAACAGATAAAATCATTAGAAAGCACTTTGGAACTTTTGACGACTTTCTTATGACGTCAATGTCTTCTCAGCTTGGAGCCCTGCAATTTATTGGTGAGGGTTCTACGCGTAGAAAAGAAATCTTGGCAAAGTTTCTTGATTTGGAAATGTTTGATAAGAAGTTTAAATTGGCCAAAGAAGATGTCACTGATTTGCGCGGAGCCCTAAAAAGATTGGAGGGTAAAGAATTTGATGAAGATATCTTTAATGTAGAAAAGGAGATCATTTTTAATGAAGCTTCCACAAGAGATCACTCCGAAAGTTGCGAAACTCTCAAGAAAGAATTGGCAGAAGTGCAGTCTTCTGCAGACGAGATACAAAAATCAATCGACTCTATACCAACAGATTTAATTGATATATCGGCTGTCAGTGCGATGCTTGACGAAAGAACAAGACAGCGTTTTGAAATATACGAAGCGATGGCAAGCTTTCAGGGAATGCTCTCAGAAAAAGAAACTCTTGTCAAAAAAATTGATAATTTTATTTCAAACTTTAATACTGAAGAGTTACATGAAAAGCAGAGCAAAGTTGCTGAAAAACTGCTAGCACTAAAGGGAATTACCGATGAGATCGAATCTATTGAGAGGGAAAAGGAAGTAAAAGAGAAGCGCATTGAACTCTTAAAAGAGGTGCCTTGTGGTACCAAATTCCCAAATTGTAAGTTTATTTGCGATGCACATAAAGCCTCTAGTGGCATTTCTGACTTGCTGGAGAAGGCTACGAGCTTGGGTAAAGAGGCGAAAGTTATTGATGTTGAGGTGAGGGAATTAAACCCTGAGCAGATTGAAGACTACCTGAAGAAATATAAAGAAGTTCTTGATAAGAAAGAGGCTTCGGACCTTGAGATCTCAAAGATAAAGGTTGAAATAGAAAGAAGCGAAGTCAACTTGAAGTCTATCAATTCAGATATCGAAGATCTGGAGGGCCAAAAAGACCTTTATCATGAAAACAAAGAGATCATTGAAAACAAAGAATCGTTCATTAGGCAACTGAAAGAACAAAAGAAGCTTTATTCAAATAAGGAAAAAGAGCTGAAAGGGTGCCAGAATATCCTTATGGGGTTCTATAAAGAACATGGCTCTTTGGAGCAAAAGCTGAAGTCTCTGCAAGAACAAAAAGAAGAGCTACAAACTCTAAGAGAAGATTATTCAGCTTATGATTTGTTTATGAGGTGCGTGCACACAAATGGCATATCATACGATATCATTAAAAGAAAGCTGCCCATCATTAATAATGAGATTGCAAAAGTAATCGCCAATGTGGTTGACTTTGAAGTGTTTTTTGAAAATGATGGCAAGCATATGAAGATTTTCATTAAGCACCCAAGACATGAGCCTAGACCTATTGAAATGGGGAGCGGCGCTGAAAAAACCATTGCCGCCATGGCAATCCGCCTAGCATTGCTTTCAGTTTCTAGTTTGCCAAAGTCAGATGTTTTTATTCTTGATGAACCAGGAACTGCCTTAGATGCAGATAATATGGATGGATTTATTTCTATTTTGGAACTAATTAAGTCATACTTCAAAACTGTTATTTTGATATCTCATCTTGATAGTTTGAAAGATTGTGTAGACCAGCAGATTGTCATTGATAAGAAAGAAGGGTTCGCACACATAAACATTTAGGGAGAAAGCCATGGCACAGCCAGAGAAAAAGATTAGTTCTACTTTCACTATTAACAAAGCATTAAATACAACCAACAACAACGATCACACCACTGCCGTAAAGCAAGTGCCGTTTTTTCTGAATAATGTTGGACCACCCACCATTCGCGGCAAAGCTTCTGGCGATGCAGCATATACTGTTACAACATAGGGGGGCTAAAATGATGACAAAGCAAATTATTGATAAAGGATTAAATAAACTACTATCGCGAAAGCTGATGGTGTGGATTACCGCCACCTGTCTAATGGTGTTTGGGGATACCTTAAATAGCGAAGATTGGGTTGCGATCTCATTGGCATATATTGGCATTGAGGGACTAGCAGACATTGCCACTAGATGGAGGCATGGTAACTCATGACTTGGCTAGCCGTAAAAACTTTTTTTAAAAAATGCTGGACATGGCTTAAGCACAACTGGAAGGCTCCGCTGATCATTGTTTATACCATAGTTCTTTGGCTAATTTTTAGAAGAAAAGACGACGCTATGAAGGTCCTAGAAACTAGAACTGATAGTTATAAAAACCAGATTGATGCTATTAATAAAATCCACGATAAAGAAATTAAAAAGAAAGATAAGATTTTAGAAAACTATGGAAAGATATTAGCTGACCTGGAAGAGAAATATAAAAAAGAAAATCTAGAGCTAGATCAAGAGAAGAAAAAAGAAATTAAAGATCTTGTCGAAAAGTACGATGAAAAGCCGGATGAATTAGCAAAACTTTTAGCCGAGAAATATGGATTAGAATATGTGGAGTAAGACATTAGCTGTATTGCTGGCCCTTTTTATGGCTGTCATCCCGACAACCGCCACAGCCGGCGCCACCCCGCTTGTCCCCCCAAAGGGTAAAATAACAGGACTGCGCTATAAGCAGCCGGCCCCATATTCTGGAATTCTCCTAAATAGCGTTGCGGCCGCAAGCCTGTTGGCTGATAAAAATTTGTCTGAGAAACAGTGGGAGCTACGCTTAAAGTATGAGTTGGCCAAGACCACAGCGCGCCTTCAGCTTATTATTGATACACAAAAAGCAACCCACTCAGCCTTGCAAGAAAAGCACAAGACCCTCTTAGGTATTAAAGACAAAGAGATTGAGCGCCTCACAGAGATCGCCGCCAGCAAGCGCGATTACACAATTTACTGGACAGCAGGTGGCATTATCGTTGGCATCGCACTAACTATAGCAGTAGTATATGCGGTAAGACCGCCGGAGTAAACAAATGCCAAGGCCAGCAAATTTATCTTTACCTCAATTAATGCAGATCATAACCAAGACTGCACAAGAGACAGCCGGCACAGGCGATATTTCAAGCGTAACGGCAGGCAATGGGCTAAGTGGGGGCGGAGTTAGAGGCGATGTGACCTTGGCTGTTGATATTAATGGGGCAACGGACGGCACTGGAATTACAGTCAACAATTCAGATTTGATTTTATTGGCAGACGTTAATGATGCAAACAACGTTAAAAAGGTCAGAATTGATCAGTTAACTGGGTCGGCTGCTCACGGCCCAGCCGGATCAAATACACAGCTGCAGTATAATAATAATGGGCAATTTGGAGCAATAACCACATTTACATACGATGGCACTGACTTAACTGTGGCTGATGACATAAAGATAAATTTTGGAACTACAGCCCGCGGCCCCGCCTCATATATAAAATATGATGAAGCCCAAACAGACCACCTTATTATTTCTGGCTCAAATACTGCCATGCAGTTGCAATCTCCTAAAGTTCTCATGCCAGGAAAGCTTGGCGTTGGAAATATATCGATAGGCAACGTCAGTCATGGAATTACACTTCCAGACACCGCTGATGAGACTGGCAGAATAAAAGCAAACGCCTTTGTTACTTATTCTTCTATCGCCCTGAAACACAACGTCTGTAGAATAGAAAAGCCTATTGACATTCTCAGCAAGATTGAGGGCGTAACTTTCAATTGGAAAAGTAACGATAGAAGAGATGTTGGCTTTATTGCGGAGGATGTTGGAAAGCATATGCCAGAGATTGTCGAATGGAAAAACAACAAAATAGATGCTCACGGAATGGACTATACAAAATTAGTTCCAATTTTAGTGGAAGCAATAAAATCCCAACAAGAAGAAATACTTAGCTTACAAGAAACGGTTACATCTCTGCAAAAAAAGATTGACTCTTAAAAAATAATCACTTTTTTTAGCAAAAACGCTAGGCGCCTCCCTAATTAAACGTGCCATGTTGTGCCTTCGAAAGGGGGTCCGCAGCGTGGCAAAAGCACTTCTTTATGCCCTAAAGAAGAGGACAACAACATCCAAAAGGAGGAAATTTATTATGTCTGTAGCTTCTGCTTCACAATACGGTCCATATGTCGACCTACAATCATGGAATGGTACAAGCTTACCATTACCTGGAACCAGTGGTTCCATCTACCTTACTGGGTCTGCCACCAACGAGCGTGTTCGCATCAACGTTGGTTTGCTTTCCCCCAAGCTCAAGCTTGGTTCTTCGACTGAAGTCTCCGGTATTCTCGATGAGGATACTATGTCTTCCGATTCGGCCACATCGCTTGCTACTCAGCAGTCGATTAAAGCTTATGTCGATTCTCAGGTGACTGCTCAGGATCTCGATTTCTTAGGAGACTCGGGCTCTGGTGCTGTCGACCTTGATAGCCAAAACTTCACCATCGCAGGTGGAGAAGGTATCGACACTACCGCTTCTGGCCAAACTATCACCATCGCCGGTGAGGATGCCACCACGGCCAACAAAGGTGTAGCTAGCTTTAGCTCCACACATTTCGCGGTATCTTCGGGTGCTGTGTCTGTCAAAACTGGCGGTATTATTAATGCCAACTATGCTTCTGGCTCGATTATTAACGGCCATCTTGCGGATCGCACAATCCAAGGCGGAAAGCTCGTTATCGGAACTCTGGAAAACGACAACTACGGCTCTGGATCTGTTGAGAACGGCCACTTGGCTGGCTCGATTGCAAATGCAAAGCTTGCAAACTCCAGCATCACCTTAACGCAAGGTGCAGGTATGGCTGCGCTTGGCGCCGTTTCGCTCGGCGGTTCTGTAACTGTTGCTGTTGATGGAGTTCTCGAAGATCTCGATACTCTTGGCGCTGCTAGTGCTGACGGTCAGTTTATTGTTGCTACTGGTGCAGGCGCTTTCGCTTACGAAAGTGGCGCAACAGCTCGCACAAGCCTTGGCTTGGGAACATCTGACAACGTTCAATTCGCGAATCTTACTGGTGTAACCGGTTCGTTCTCTGGGGGAGTCCTTTGTGGTTCCGATGGTGCTGGTGCCGACTTGAAAGTCTTTGGCGCTGCTGCAAACGAATTGATTCACTTTGATGTTTCTGAGAACCACATCAAGTTCGTTAATAGCTCTGGTACTCAATTCATGACAATTGGTGGCGATGCAACAACAGAATATGCAATTGATGTTGCAAACAATACTGCTAACCAAAACAAGATTAGAGCAACCGCTTTCGTAACTTACTCGGATGAAAGACTCAAGACTGATGTTTCTCCCATGCGAAATGCCTTGGATACGGTTAATTCCCTTAAGGCTGTCAACTTCACATGGACAGAAAACGGATCGAGAGATTTCGGGTTCTTGGCTCAGGAGCTTGCAAAGACTGTCCCAGAGGCAGTTCATGGCAACGAAGAGGGTCATTTCGGTGTTGACTATGGTCGCTTGACAGCAGTGCTTGTCTCTGCGGTTCAAGAGCAGTCCGCACAGATCAAGGATCTTCAGGCTAAGCTTAACAAGAAGTAATTAATTTATTTTTCTTGGGAGGGAGGGGGTTTATCTCCCTCCCTTTTTTTTGTTAAAAATATATATTATATGACTTATAATGGGGGTCTACACCGATCTTATGGATGGTTTGAAAATGTCAAAAGAGAAAGATTTAAATCGAATAGCAGAGGTAGAGAAGGCAATTGCTAAAAAATTTGGAACAGAAACTATTGTTAATCCAAAATCATTTTGGACAGACGAGAAGGAAAAAGAATATCTTGAAGAAGTCAAGGAATTTTATAAAAATGACGCCAACTCAGAGAAAGTTGAAAAAGACGGCTTTTTACTTCCAAAGAATCTAATTACTAAGGAAAATAAAAGAAAGTGCCCAGTTTGCGAAGAACTATCTTTTAAACTAAAAGACGATTTATATATGAACAAGTTTGATTGCTGCTTTAAATGTTATTTGTACTATGTTGAATTTAATGAAGAAAAGTGGCTAAATGGATGGAGACCAGATAAGGATAAGGAGACTAAATAATGGCATCTGTATACGAAATTATAAAAGGAATTAACCAAGCTGCAGCAAATGCATACGATGGTTCCCACGATAAGCGCTTTGTGGTTGATGGGGAAGACAAGGGAATCGGCCTGCGCCGAGAAGAGGGCTGTCCTATTCACGATTCACGAGTTATTGATGGATTTAAGGTGCGAATATCAGGACCCAAGCTTATTGTAACTTATCAATCTGAACTTTCGATGAAGTCTTTTCATAATACAAAAATTGATGAGGAGATTGAGCAAGTCTACAAGGATATTGCGAAATTCTTGAAAAAAGAATACAAGAAAATTACAGGAAACACCTTGGGCTTGAAGGCTGATGGGCCCTGTGAGGTTTTATTACAAAACATGTCGAGGATCAGAACTTGGTGTCAGGCCAAAAAAATCTATACAATCGCAGGCCTTAAAGACACAGAGGCTGTTGGTGTCAACTCTCCGGGAGACGCAGAAGAAAAATTGAGAGCAGCAGTTGAGAATTGGCTTCAAACCGGCAAACCAAAATATTCTGGAGCAAAAAAAGCTAGCAATGTTAAGGCATAATGGCATACAAATTAACAAAGAAAGAAATCCTAAAAGAGGTGGTGAAGTCTGGGAAAGATGTGCGCTACTTTATAAGAAACTATGCTAAGATTCCCCACCCCGGCCATGGCCTAATACCGTTTAAAACCTACGATTATCAAGATGATCTATTGGATGATTTTAATGATCACCGATTTACTGTCATTCTTAAAGCGCGCCAGCTAGGCATATCAACCATTGTTGCAGCTTATGTTTCTTGGATGTTGTTATTCCATCGCGATAAGAACGTTCTTGTTGTTGCGACGAAACTAAGCACTGCTGCAAATTTGGTCAGAAAGGTCAAGGGAATCATCAAGCACCTCCCTGACTGGCTAAGGATTGCCAGCATAGATATTGATAATAAGAATTCTTTCGAGCTAAGCAACGGATCTCAAGTTAAAGCTTCTTCAACATCAGGGGATGCTGGTCGATCCGAGGCGCTTTCTTTGTTGGTTATTGATGAGGCTGCCCATATTGAAAACCTGACAGATTTGTGGACCGGTCTTTATCCTACTATTTCTACTGGTGGTCGTTGCATATCTCTATCTACGCCAAATGGTGTGGGTGATTGGTTTCACGAAACATACATAAAGTCAGAGGCAGGTCAAAATGAATTTTTTCCTGTTAAATTAAACTGGGATGTTCACCCGGAAAGAGATCAGGAATGGTTTGAGACAGAAACCAAAAACATGAGCAAGAGGCAAATTGCCCAAGAATATGAGTGCAATTTCAATACATCAGGTGAAACTGTGATTGATGGCGATGATATTCAGCGCCTTAAGAGTAATATTAAAGATCCAAAATATAGAACTGGTGTAGATAGAAACTATTGGATATGGGAAGAACATAATCCTGAAAACACATATTTGCTGGTTGCAGATGTTGCCCGCGGCGATGGCGCAGACTCTAGCACCTTTCACATTTTCAAGCTAGAGACTATGGAAATTATTGCAGAATATCAAGGGAAGGTAACTCTTGATTTATTTTCTGATATAGTTTATAATGCGGGAAGAGAGTATGGAAATGCGATGGTGGTTGTGGAAAATAACAGCGTCGGCTTTGCTGTGCTTGACAAGCTAAAAGAAAAAGCGTATCCGAACCTTTACCACTCCCTTAAGTCCTCCCACGACTATATCGACCAATACCAGGCCGAGACTCACTCTTCTGCCATAGCCGGCTTTACAACCTCTATGAAAACAAGACCTTTAATTGTGGCAAAGTTTGAAGAATATATAAGAAACAAAATGTTAACTATTTATTCTAGAAGGCTAATTAATGAGTTAGACACTTTTATATGGAGGAACGGAAAGCCAGAGGCACAGAGGGGATACAATGACGATCTCATTATGGCGTGCGCCATTGGTTGTTGGGTTCGCGATACCGTGCTTATTGAAAATAAACGAGATATTGAGTATAAAAAAGCATTTTTAAACTGTATAATGACAAATAAGACACATATCGATTCTCGCATTCCAGGCATGACAAGGCCCAAACAAACTGAGCTTTTCGAAAAAGCGATTAGTGAAAAAAAGAAAATGAATGAATTTTTATGGTTACTAAAAGGATAAGATAAATGAATCCCAGCGACAAAGTAAGAAGTACAAAAAACCCAAAAAACCCAGATTCTAATTTATATCGAAGATTAACGAAATTGTTTTCTGGGCCCCTGATCAATTATCGATCTCAGAATACTCGACAATTAAGACGGCGCCGCCTTGACAAGTATGCCAATACCTTTAAGGATGTGTCGGGGCAAAAATTTGAAAGAATTGGCTATAATCCTTTTGATAATTTCTCCGCTTTTATGATGGGTACCCAGTCGCGACTACAGAGGTATTCCGACTTTGATCAAATGGAATATACACCAGAGATTGCTTCTGCGCTGGATATCTATGCAGACGAAATGACAACCCACACTGGCATAAAAAAGATAATTGATATTGATTGTCACGATGAGGAGATAAAAGGTATTCTCGACACCTTGTTTTTTAATGTATTAAACATAGAATTTAACTTATTCGGCTGGTGTCGCACCATGTGTAAATATGGCGACTTTTACCTATATCTAGACATCGATGCAAACACGGGAATCAAACAAGTCATTGGGCTGCCAACCGATCAAGTAGAAAGGTTGGAGGGCGAAGATAAGACGAATCCAAACTACGTCCAATATCAGTGGAATTCTGGCGGAGTTACCTTTGAAAATTGGCAAATGGGGCATTTTAGAATCCTCGGGAATGACAAATTTGCCCCTTATGGAACCTCTGTCTTAGATTCTGCACGTCGCATTTGGCGCCAACTTATTCTACTAGAAGATGCAATGATGGCGTATAGGATTGTTAGAGCACCAGAGCGCCGCGTATTTAAGATTGATGTGGGCAACATTCCACCTCAAGACGTTGAACAATACATGCAGCGCGTTATTACTTCTATGAAGAGAAACCAGATTGTTGATGCTGATACAGGGAGGGTTGATCTAAGATACAATCCTATGTCAGTGGAAGAAGACTACTTTATTCCTGTTCGAGGGGGTGTAGGAACTGAAATCACCAATTTGCCTGGTGGTACATATACTGGCGACATTGATGACGTTAAGTATCTTAGAGACAAACTATTTTCAGCCCTTAAGGTACCGGCGTCTTACCTTTCGCGAGCAGAGGGTGGTGACGAAGACAAAGCCACCTTGGCTCAAAAAGACATTCGTTTTGCCCGCACAATTCAAAGGCTCCAGCGCTCTGTCACAACTGAGCTTGAAAAAATTGGCATTATTCATTTGTATACTTTGGGATACCGCGGCGACGACTTGTTGTCATTTAAAATTAAACTGAACAACCCGTCTAAAATTTCTGAACTGCAAGAGCTTGAACATTGGAATACTAAGTTTAGTGTTGCAGCCCAAGCCGCTGAAGGTTATTTTAGTAAGCGATGGATCGCAAGAAATCTATTCGACCTTTCAGAAGAAGAGTTCTTGAGAAACCAAAGAGAACTTTATTATGATAAATACTTCTCTCAGTCAATAGAAATGTTAGGTCAAGATGCCATGGCAGAAGGCGGCGCTGCCTCCGGCGGAGATTTAGGCGCCCTTGGCGGCGAAGAAGGTCTTGGAGGCGAGGGCGGAGACATGGCCATGGATATGGATATGGGAGAAGATATGGGTGGTGATATGCCCGCGGCTACTGAAGAGCCCCCCACAACTGAAGAGGGAGATGCAGACACTTCATTGCTGGCCGCCCCAGGAAAACGAGATGATGGCGCAGCGTGGGTCAAAGCAAAGGTTAAGAAGAACGCGTTCGGCGGCGTAGAAAAAACCACTACTGACAAGTCTCACGGTTGGTATAAACCGGTCGCATCAGATATGAGACAAAGAGGGGCTCGTAAAAGAAACATGCGAGCAAAAGATGGCCACGAATTTGCAACTTTACCGAATAGACAATTAAAAATGAACCTACCAGATGGCGCTGAAGAGTTACTAGGTCTTGGAAAAGGTATTTATGAGACTAAAGATACTAATTATAATGATCAAGAGCAGATGCTGTTCGAGGTCAATCAGTCGGTTAGGGATTTGTTAAACAGTTTGGAGCAAAAAGATAATGTCGAAACACAATAAAAAAAGAAATACAGCCTTTCTATATGAAGCGCTCGTTCGAGAGGTCGTTAAGCGCACAATAAATGGCAATTCAGATATTAGAAATAGAGTTATCTCAATTATAAAAGAGTCTTTCACTCCACAAAGCGAAATTGGCAAAGAACTGCGCTTATTTAAGTCCCTCCTAGAGACGAGAAACATCCCGGCGAGAGTTGGAGAAAGGCTGATACAAGAAGCCAAAAAAGAATATAAACTGCTAGATGAAAAGAAAATCTTTTCTGAGCAATCTGCGCTGATTAAGAAAATAAATAAAGAGATTTCGAAATCAGTGTTTTCTAATTTTGTACCAAACTATAGAGATATCGCCACCCTTTCTCAAATTTTTGGAGAAGATATAAGCATTAAAAATCGAGTGATGTTGGAAGAGAAAGTACTTACAAATATCTCTCACAAATCCGTACAAAAGGCCAAAAATGATAAAGTAAATAACTTGGTTGTTAGTAAGTTTATTGAGAGGTTCAATGGCAAATATGGGAAAACTTTAATAGAGTCCCAAAAAGAGCTTCTAAATAAATACATTCTTTCGTTTTTAGACAATGGGGTAGACTTAAAGATGTTCTTAAACGAAGAAATATCTCGCCTAAGAGAAGCAGTCAAGGGTTCCTATGATTTAGAAGAACTAAACAAAGATGCAAACATGAAACAAAAGATGCAAAAGGTGGAAGAGCTTTTAGAATCATTTAACTCTAAACCAATTGACAAAGATATGCTACAATCAATCCTCAAGGTACAAACGGTTGTTTCGGAGGTACAAAGCTAATGGCCGACATCAGCGTAAAAATCGTAGATAATAAGGGAGTTGCACTAGATGTGCCTCCCCCCACGGTTGCTAGTTTTAAAGTTACTGTTGAAAATCCAATTGCTGCAAAGGTCAATTTAAAGGCCAGGAAAACAATGGACGGCAATATATTGATCATTGATCACCCAGAAATAGATATTGTTCTTTCACCTGCAAAGAACAAGGTTGTTGCACTTTCGAAAAACCAATACGGCGATCATGTCTATGCTACTCAATCTAGACTTTTTGAACACCTTACTCGTGTAGGCGTCGTTGATCCATCAACCGTGCACGGAGGTAATGTGTTCGGCTCACTAGAGGGTAAGCTTCTGACGCCGATGGAGCCAGAAAAAATCGATCCAATTCAGATGTCTCTGTACACTGTGGTTGCATTTCTTTTGGAGGAGAAGCCACACTACTTGGCGGCACAACAATATAGAGTTGAGTTTGAGGAGGAGCTTCTCGATCCTAGTGAAAAGGATTCAACTGAACTTGGCGAAGTGCCACACCAAAAGCATCAGGGAACTGTAAATCAATACACAGGGTACCCGGCACAGTATGGTATGTTTGGCCGCGGCGGCTATTAAGATATAGGCTTAAGATGGATTTATTATATTTTATATTAGCCGCATATGGCATGACTTTTATTTTAATTTTCGGATCGATTTTTGACCCTATTAGACCCAAGACAGGTAAGCTGGGTGAATTATTTCATTGCCCCCTGTGCACTGGCTTCTGGGTAGGGGTTTTTTTGTGGAGTGTTAATGGCTCCACAGAACTATTTAATTTTGAGTATAATTTAATTAATGCTTTTATTTGTGGATGCGTTTCTTCAGGTACAAGTTATTTTTTGACTATGCTTTTAGATGATTTTGGGTTAAAAATTAATAGAATAGGAGGTGATTCACAATGAGACGTCGTAATTGTCCAGTAGTACGTCGTTGCTGCA